CTCTCTTTATGCATGCGCACACACTCGCTGCACTTGGCAATGCGCTGGTATGTGTCCGGATCTAAATCACCTTCGTGCCAAGACAACAGGTTATTGTATTCGTTCTTTGAAGGTTTCATCTGAACTCCTAAATTCTGGAAATGTTTTTCTATGCGGCTCTGGAAGTCTTCAAATGTGAGCCCCATAGACTCCCTAATCATAGCTATTAGTGCGTCGCTGCTACTGCTTACGTTATCATCCACTTCCTTGAGTGTTAGTTTGCCGGAGTTGTTGCATTTCTTTTTCCATTTCGTCAAAACGCCGTCCAGTATTCCGTCCATTACGCTCTTATTTGTTCCATCAATAACTGGGTACATCATTGTTGCCCTAGCGCTGGGTGCATCTATGGCGCTCATGCTTAATAAATTTGCATAAGTTGGGGTCCTGCTGGATTTGTAACTCCCGAGTGACGTCCTCAGTGTGGAAATGTCATCATAAGCTGACTCACCGTCGTTATACCGCCTTAGCATTAATTGCTTTCCTACGGATTTCATCTGGTACTCATTGCCTAATGGTGCATTGTATATGTCTTCAATCTTATCCTTGGACATCCTTTGTTCTATGTCGGGACTGTTCATGCCGACTAGTCTGTTCAAATGGGCAGTTAGTTGGATCTCCTCCAAATCATTCACGCCATTGGACAACCCGTTTTTCATGGCGAATGGTTTGTTCGAATCTTTATTAGCCTTCACCATAAATGACTCTAGGCTAGGCTCTTTCATTTCACATATTTGCTTTGTTTGTGAAAGGGCGGCGTGCTCGCCCCACCAATGTGTTGGGGTCGATCTGAGTTCCAAGATTGCGGCGTTCTTGTATGTGCCGAAGTCGTCTATGTCCGTAAGGAGCGCTTCTTCCATAGACTGTTTGAGGACGTTAGCAATACTTTGAGATTTTCCGTTAGATGGTTGGTATCTGTCATTATATTCATTGTGGCAACTGTTGGTAATGAAATTGCATATTCTCTTAGTTATTGCTTTGATTGGTAATCTGCTCGTGTATTCAGGTGTAAAGATCTGACTGTCCGAGCTAATCACCATTTCGTCCCTGCACCCGTTATTGTGTCCCCTCTGTATTAGGAAGTTGGAAGGTTTCCCTTTTGTGACACATTCTAT